CTAGAAACTGTGTTTTTAGTTACTCGCGAAAACGCGAACCCACCTCAACTTGATTTGCCCAGCATGAGGAACTGGGTATGAATCGACTCTCTGGTCTATCAGATTTGCGAAAAGGCGATCTGTTCCGTCCAGAAGGGTTTTACGCTTCTTTTGAACGAATACGTAGCGCTTTTCGTACAAGCCATAATACTGGTTGTACGACTTTCCACAACCACTCTTTAACCCCCAGATTAGCTTTCGATAGCCTCTTGTGCATTTTTTGATGCACAGGCCATCTTCGCTTTCTGGGCTTCCGGAGTAAGACCGTATCCGGAATCGTTCCCTTAAGAACGATTCGAGATAGCAAGCTGTGTTCCACCAGCCACTTGAATAAAGCTGCTGCTGGAGCGACACAGCCGAAAGAAGACCACTTGTGTCTTTTCTCGAACATGGTAGACGTCTCCTCATGCGTATAGGCGTGATACAGTGGCCGTTTAAAGCGTCCATACCACACGACTCACGAAAAGGACCGTTTGTGAAGCACTTGTCTCGATTTAACTTTAAACCAACCTTATTAAAGTATTGGTCCAGCTTATCGGCGAGCTCGGTGGCGACAATTAAGTCATCACCATACACATATGTGTTATGCTCTAAGTGCCAGTACCGTTCCAATGCCCTGCTTATGGCAAAGAAACAGATTGCTTCAACCGGGAAGCACAGGGCCGAACCCATTGGAGCGAACTTTCTAAAGTTAACTACTCTTCTGTTAGGAAGAATAGTGCCTTCAGTTCGTGTCGCGTACAAGCAATTCCGCAAAACGGGAACGTGCCTGAACAGTCTATCCACTAAAGCCAGGGAGACCCTGTCGGAAGCGGCAGATAAATCCAAGGTGGACATAGGAAGTCCTTGTTCGGTAATGGCCTGAGCCAAGTTCCTGTTAATCCCTTGATCTGTGAAGTTCACCCTACCCTTGGTGATAGCATGGGTTTCCATATGAGCCATCATCTTTCGGGCTAAACCCTGTTGGATGAATTGGAACTCAAGTGGCTCCATGCTAATTAGCCTAGGTCCCCGTGAGTCTTTATTGACCAATACAACTTTTGCATAGTATTGGGTCGACTTTTGGAGATTTCGGGCGGTTGACCTTAATAGGCATCGTTTCGAAGGGACATAATATTGATTATATGGGTAAACCCAATTAATCTTCTCATATCTCCTCTTGAACACCCATTTTTCTTCAACCTTTTCACCAGTAGCGACGGCACCGGGGCCGTGCCGCGGAGTGATGTCTAAGGGGTCAAACCCTTCAAAGACACACTTAATTACATCCGCAGCGGTCTCTAAGATAACGTCGTCCTCCAATGTTAATGGAAGACTAGCATCCACATCAACAAAATCGTCGAGAACCCTCTTCTTCTGTGAAGTTGAATAGGGGAGATCGACCTTGTTAAACATGGAAGTGATCTGATATATTTCGGCCGCAGCGGCCGTATCATAATCACTCCTTAGTTTACCATCCTCTTTTGAAAACACAAGCGAAAACAACCCGTTAAACAACTTCGGGAGTTTACCTTTAGCCGCGAACCCAGTGGGAACCGTCAGGAACCCATCTTGGAAGCCCTTCAACAGGGCTTTACCGAGCTTAGGCAGCGCTTGCATTAGAAAGGGCAATGACTCAGATTGGAGACGCCTTAACAACGTCGCTTCATCGCGGTCAAAGTCCTTGGAGAGAGAAGGTAGGCCACACTTGAGATCGAGAATAAGACGTTTACAGAGCTCTCGCTCATGAGCGAGATCTAGGCTATTCTGGCTACGGTTCATCCGGATGCCTCCTAGCCTCCACTGTTACATCACTGGTGAGAGTTAAACCTCGCCACGCAGCAATGCATCAACGTTTGCTGTCCCCAGAAACTCCTTGAGCTCAGCGATAATATCGTCCACGTCAAGTCGGACGATACCTACGCGCGGCACCGACAGCGTGCAGTTCAGAACTGCAGTTCGCGGTCGGGAGTTAGCATCCAATACCGTCTTGGAAAGCTTGACCAGATGGCGATCGGATCCGTCAGGAGCCGTCGTCATGGTGTGGGCGATTTGGAGGGTATTGGGTGTGGAGAGGGTACTCGCGGAACTGGCCCACTTGCTTGACACATTGTCAGAAGTGAGTTTGATCATCGAGACATTGGCAGCGGACCCATTCTTCAGGGTCAGAGGTGATGCGAACATGGAGGTACTCCTAAGGTTTGGTTGTAAGTTACCAAGAAACAAGAGATCTAAATCTTGTAGAAATTGTCCTTTCTTTGGACAAAAAGACTTAGACCGGTCCACAGCTGGCTATTCCCGGGGAGACTCGGGTCAAAAGCCGAAAAGGAGACAGGAAGTCCTGGACGCCTCAAGAAGTAAGACTGTTGGCATAGCTGCACTTCAGACCCATGGGCCTTATCCCCGTTGTAACACGGGTAGTGCACCCACCGATGAGTCCAACTTCTCTGTACCTTCACACAATAACCTAGGTCAATAAAAACCGTCGGGAGTGTGATGGTGGGGCTTATTGACGCAATTACGCGATCAACATGTAACAACCAATCGATGATGAAGCTAAAAGGGATTAACTCCCAAGCACCACCAAGGACGTTGTCGAACCCCAATTCTCGTGTAAGTAGCCGCAAGGCTAGTTCCACAGAATTCAGTGAAGAGGTTTCGTACTTCAACACTGCAAATGCCTTATAGGAAGCGTTCCACTGGTTGTAGAGCGTCTCCCATATAGCACCGCTATGTGGACATACGACGTTCGGAGGAAGACCGAGTTCGATCTTCTTACGATACTCTACCTTGATCGGTTGCCCTTCATTCTTGCGAATAAAGGCGATCTTGTCACGTAACCCTTTCACAGCACTATGTACCGCTACCACATCACTGATGAGTGGAAGTATACCAAATGCTGTCAGCAAGTGTAAGTTCGCAGCTTTCTTAGCGTAATGTGTTAAACTACGCCAGTTAGACTGCGGGCCCACGAACTTCTGGATGGAGAAAATCTCCTTAAG